CGCCAACTACGACGCGCCGGATGGTCAGACCTTCTCGCCTAGTGAGACGGGCGGTCATCCATTGGCACCCGATGGCCGGTCGCGCGGCCAATCGCCAGAGATTGAAAATCAACCGCGAGGGGGCTACCGGCCATGACAAAACCGCTAAAGCGAAAACCGCGAAAGAAGAAACTCGCTCAGCCGCCGTTCGAGGGGCTTCACGATTTGCCCAAGACGAGTAAGTCATCGTCGTGGGGAGTTTTCTTGGTCGTGGTAGGCATACTGGCTTTGGCGGCATTCAGTTACGCCTACTCAGGGGGATGGCGGCTATGACCGGAGTGTTCGTAGTGTGGACAGCTTTTCTAACCGGCGCGCTTTTGCTGCGCTGGCGCAAACCGATCATCGCGTATGTCCGCGAAGGGTATGGAGGCTAAACATGGCACAGGATGTTGTAGGATCAAAAGACCCGACGTTCGCATCGGATGCAGGGAAGAAGCCTGCGGACAATACGAAAACCGGATACGGGCAAAACGGCTACATGGGCCCAAGCTCGGACACGGACCTAAAAAATCCGACGCGCAGCGCGCTGGCTGTCGAGCTTTTCCCGGTCGTCGATTTGAAGGACGCGACCGCGAAGGGCGATCATAAGCAGCCCGCGTTCGACGCTCCGCAGACGCGAGATGTTTCGTCCGAGTCGTATCCGCTCAGTTTCGGCATGGACAAGCGGTCAAGTCGGAACACTTAACGGACAACCCCATGTGCTCTTGAGAGCACCTTAAGGCGCTTAACGGTAGCTCAAGGCAACATTTAGAGGACTTAAGCCAAATGGATGGCCCATCAAGCGCCGGTCCCGCAGGACCGTCAACTACGGTCGCCGATGTGATCGTGCCGAAGGGCACCTTCGGGTCGAATGCTGTCTCAACGAAGAAAAAGCGACGTGCCAAGGAGTCATACATCCAGCAAATTTCGGATGAACATGCTGCGCTGGTACTCGGGCAAGGTCACCCGAAATCGCAGCCGATGAGGTAAATGAAAATGTTTCCGCCGAACATGAACCGCACCCCTCCGCCGCCGCCCCCGCCGGGACCGCAAGGTCCCGCACCCGGGGCCCCGCCCGCACTCGTTCAACAGCGGCCGTCATCCATGACGCTCGCCGAAGTGGGCGCGATGGGCACCACGGCGGGAGCCCCGGCTATGGCAACAAGCAAGGGTCCGCCGGGCGGCTCGGGCCTTCCCGGCTCGGGACCGCCTCCGGCAATGCCGGGTCAAGACCCCGCGCCAGCGGCGCAAGGCGCGGGCGTCGCACCGGCCCGGCCGGTCGTTGCAAGGCACGCGAACCAGCCGTCAATCGGAACATGCACGACGGCAATGACTCAGAAACAAGGCAATCCGGTTCACGGGATGGCAAATGACTAACATACGAGGCAATCCGGTTCACGGGATGGCAAACGACTAACATACGAGGCAGAATATGCGCGGAGCGCCGGTCATCTTTTTGCATACCTTGGATGGCCGCGCGATAGCGTTCAACATCCATGAGGATCAATTGTACTCGGAAAATGTCGAAGTAGGAATTCGCGGAGAGCGGCATCGGGTTCGTGAGACCTTAGAAGAAATCGAACGGTTTATCCGCGAGGCATGAGCCTCGGGAGGTTTTTGTAAAAAGCGCGGATGGCCGCGCCCGCTAGGAATGGTCCGGCGGTCTGAAAAACGGGAGTGCTTGTCATGGGACAAGAAGTACGTCGCATTGGCCCGGGACGACGGCCGCTGGCAGATGGCGGTCGCATCACTGCTGGCTCGGTCGCCAAGGGACGCTCGCCAGAGCGCCTTATAAAATTCCTCGACCAGCTAATGAAAATTACGAAGGTCAATCGTGCCGCCGAGATGGCTGGCTTTAGCAAGGGCGCGCTCCGCTATTACCTCCAAAGAAGCAAGGATGGCAAGCCCGGTGATGGCTATGACTTAACCTACGGCGAGGAGACCAAACGATTTCATGAACACTACGCCGACACTATCGATTACGGCATTCAAGAAACGGAGGATGAATTAAAGTGGCGCGCCCTAAAGGGTTACGAGGAACAACTCCACGACAAAGGTCGCGTGATCTATCGTATTGACCCCTCGCTTGCAAACTTGGGGCTCACTGGCCCCGACGCCTACCTCTGTGACGAAAATAACAGACCAATCCCCGAGAGCATTCATCATCAAGACCCCGAACTCATGCTCGCTGTGCTGCGCGCTTTCCGTAAAGAGCGTTGGGGTCAGAAAACTGACGTGGATGTGAACGTGCGCGGCGGCGTGATGGTCGTCGGCGTGCGGGCAAAGCCCAAGGAAGTTGAGGAGGGGGAGCAAGAAGCTCTCACCGCCCCAATGGATGTTGAATTTCGTGAAGTTAAGGACGAAGTAAAATGACCCTCCCCCCGGACGATGACGGTTTGCCGGAAGGCCCCCGTGCGATCATCAAGGCATTCGAGAAAATCGGAAACGAGTATTTCCCGATTGTCCTTGATGATTACGGCAACGAGAAGCGCGTGATTTGGGCACCGCTTCCATGGTCGCAGCAATACTTCCTCGGCGCGCCTGAATTCGAGGCGCTGTACGAAGGGACTCGCGGCCCGGGTAAAACGCTCACGCTCCTCATGGACTTCTGTCAGGAAGTCGGGAAGGGTTACGGCGCTGAGTGGAGGGGGATGCTTATTCGGCGCACGTATCCAGAACTCGACGACATCAAGAACATGAGCAAGAAATGGATTAAGCGCATGTGGCCCGAGGCGTTCTTCAACGAGATTAAAAATGTTTGGCAATGGCCCACGGGCGAGCTTCTGTCTTTCCGCGCTATCCCGACTGTCAATGAAACGGACGCGCACCTTGGAACGAACTATACGTGGCTCGGGTGGGAAGAATTGACGCTGTGGCCCGACCCCGCCGCGTTCAAGCGAATGCAAGCGGTCGTCCGCTCCTCGTTGAAAGACATTCCGAAGCGTATCCGCTCGACCACCAACTCCTACGGCAAGGGGCACAATTGGGTGCAGGCCCGTTATAATTTGGTCAACTGGCCGGTCAAGATCGGGGAGGACCCGAATGCGAAGGACCCGTGTCTCCGGGACATCTGGAAAGTCTGCGGGCCGCTCGTTGAGGGAACGACTGACGAGGATGGCATCCCGGAGCCGACGCGTCGCGCGTATCACGGATCGCTGCGCGAGAACATAATCCTCATGCGCGTGCAGCCTCAATATATCAACCAACTAAAATCATCGGCGCGCAATCAAGCCGAGCTTGACTCTTGGCTCTACGGGCGATGGGACATCACCGCTGGCGGCATGTTCGATGACATTTGGGCCACGCATCGCGAGTACATTGTGGTCAAAGATTTCGTAGTCCCGGGAGCTTGGCGCATCTATCGCGCCTACGACCATGGTTCAACGAAGCCGTGGTCTTGCGGATGGTACGCGGAAAGCAACGGCGAGGACCTGACGTTCGAGGATGGGTCCGTGTTGTCCACGCTACGGGTCGATCTATTCCGCTGCGGTGAGCTTTACGGTAACCTGAAAAACTCCTCGGATCAAAACACCGGACGGCGTCAAACCATTCCGTCTATCTGTAAAGAACTAATCGAGTACGAGATTGCTCGGGGCTGGCGTGACGCGAACTCGGGCAAGTCCCGAGTTCGACGCGGCCCGGCCGACACGCATATTTTTGCCGAAGAAGATGGCAGACCGTCAGTCGCCAGTGACTTTGAGACGCCATGCATCATCAACGGCCACCGCTGGCGCGGCATTATTTGGGAGCGGGCCGACAAGCGCCCCGGCTCCCGCGAACAGGGGTGGGAGCAATCCCGCAAGCGGCTCAAGGCGACCAAGCGCGAGCCCGGCGGTATCCGCGAGGAGAAGGCTCTTTTCATTGTTGGATCGCGGTGCCCCCATTGGCTGCGAACAGTCCCGGTGCTCCCCCGTGACGACGGAGGCGGCGGTCGGGTGGCGCATCTCGACGACGTGGACACCGAGTCTGAGGACCACATCGGCGACGAAATGCGGTATATGCTGCGGTACGATCCGGGCACGATGCGTTCGGGTACGACGACCGATTTCCGCAGGTAGAGATAAGGCAGCTTGCCCCGCAGACTGGAATAGGGTAAACGGGGGTCCCCCGCCGACCGGAGAGACGCCATGGAATTGCAAATAATACCCGACGCTCGTGCTGGACGCCAAAAAGGCGTTGTTCGGTTTACTCCGCAACAGCGCAGTGCGCGTTGGCGCGCTCGGAACCCGCAAGAAGTCAAAGATTATGCTGCGGGCTACCGGCTCGCCAATCCTCGTTTTGGCAGTCAAGTGAGCGCGAAGGAACAGCGTCGTTGGTATGCTAATCAAAGTCCTATCGTGCGGCTTTTGCGGAACGCTATGAGGCGAGCGGAAGAACGCGGTCTTGAGTTTGATCTTGAGCCATCAGATTTTTTGACGCTGCCTACTGATTGTCCGGTTTTAGGTTTGAAATTGATTTACGGAGCGACTATAGGTGCTCACCCCCGTCGCCGTGATCGCGACGCGTTCGCGTCACTCGACCGAAAAGATAATTCAAAAGGCTACGTGCGCGGAAATGTTTTCATCGTTAGCTGGCGCGCAAACCAACTAAAGAGCAACGCGACACCGCAAGAAATTGCCGCACTCTCAAAATGGATGGGAGGATAACATGGCCTTGGATGACAAACACCCCGAGTACGTTCAAAAAGTAGGGGAATGGATACAGATGGATGATTGCTACAAGGGTGAACGCGCCGTCAAGCGCAAGCGTCTCGACTATCTCCCGCCGAGCGAAGCCATGATCCAAGACGGCATGGTCACGCCGACATCGCCCGGCTGGCGCGACTATGAAGCATATTTGACCCGGGCCTATTTCCACGACTGCGTGCGCGACGCCGTGAAGGCCATGCTCGGCATCATGCACATGAAGCCCGCCGTCATCCAACTACCGGATCGGCTCGCGCCGATGATGGACAAGGCGACCATCCAAGGCGAAGGCTTGCAGATGCTTTTGCGCCGCATCAACGAGGCGCAGTTGACGAAGGGCCGTTGCGGATTGCTGGTCGATGCGCCTACAGGCGTCGATCCATATCAGGCGATGCCGTACATCGCATTCTACGATCCCGAGCGGATCATCAATTGGGACGCCGGTCGTCGCGACGAGGGCCGCAACATCCTCGATCTTGTCGTGATCGACGAGTCGGGTTTCCAGCGTGAAGGCTTTACGTGGGTCACGGAGCGCAAGCACCGCATCCTGACGCGAGGCACTCCCGATAGTTTGGAGAGCGGATGGGTACGCCCGCCGCTCGACGCGCCGTATCAGGTATGCGTAAAGGTCAACGATATGTCGATGCCTATCCCGGGCGATTTCGTTATGCCGTCCATCGCGGGTCGGTCGATGCCTGAAATTCCATTCGTGTTCGTTGGCGCAAACGATCTTGTGCCCGAGCCGGACGAGTCGCCGTTGCTCGGCCTGAGCAACCTTGCGCTTTCGATCTATCGCGGCGAGGCCGACTACCGCTCGACCCTCCACTATCAGGGTCAGCAAACCCTTATCATCATCGGCGGCAACGTGTCGGACGTTGACGAGAACCAACAGCTTCGCGTCGGCAACAAGGGCGTCATCGACCTACGCATCGGTGGCGACGCGAAGTACATCGGCGTCAGTTCCGCCGGTCTCGGTGAGATGCGGCAGGCGATCAAGAACGACGACGAGAAGGCCGCCAGCTTCGGCGTGCAATTCATGGATGTCGGCAGCGCACGCGGCGCTTCGGGGGAAGCCCTGCGCATCCGCGTCGCCGCGCGTACCACGACCATTCAGCAAATCGCTGTCGCCGCTGGCGCGGCGCTTGAGCAATGCCTCAAGTTCGCCGCGCAGTGGGTCGGCGAGGACCCGGCAGAAGTTTCCGTTGCTCCGCAGACTGACTTCGCCGACGCTAACGTCGCGGGCGCTTCGCTCCTCGCGTTCATGCAGGCTAAGCAGTTGGGCCTGCCGCTGTCGCTTAAGTCTCTGCACCGCATGATGGTGCTCAACGACATGACCGACATGACCTACGACGGCGAGAGCGATCAGATCGAGCAAGAGAGCGAGAGCCTCGTCGGCATGATGGTTCACGGCCCTATACCGGACGATGGAGGCGATGACGACTCGTACCTCGATACCGGAGGCAGCGGCACCGGCGTCGATCCGGTCGATCCGACCGACGTTCCGCCCACTCCCACGGGCGGGGGTTCGCCGGTCCCCGTCACGCCACATACGCGTGGCTCGCCTAAGCCCCTAAAAGTAAAAGTCGGCGGTAAGGGCGCGTCGGCCGGGAAGTAAGCCATGACTACCGATAACGAAGCCCGCGACTATCATGGACGATGGACGGCGGGCGGCGGCGGCGTTCCCGGCGAGACGCGGAACATCGCCTTCCACGGCACCACAAAAGCATTCGACAAGTTCCAGCCGGGCGATCCGACCGAGTTCATGTTGGATCGCGCGCTCGGGCCGCACTTCGCCAAGGACCCGGAGATTGCTAACAGCTTTACCCTTGATCGCGTCAACGGTCGCGATGTCGGCGCGAAAGAAGGCGGCCGTATTATTCCGGTCGTGTTACCGCCGGATGCGAAGTTCCTCGCCGCCGATCAACCACTCTATGATCGAGCCAAGTTGCCGGATGGATCGAAAGACCCGGCAATGCCTGAGTGGTCATCCCGGTTGACGGATCAAAACGCTATCGCCCAAATGGCCGCAAAGGAAGCATTCACGAAAGACCCGGCGATACTCGCGCGCTACATTGAGCAATCTCGCGCTCTCCCCGCCGATCAAGCGTCACAGTTGGCGGCCGGTCTTATCGCGGGAAAGACGGCCGGGTTGCCCGGCGCTGACCACATCGGTAAGGAGGGCGAGGATCAAACTTTGGATCACTTCCTCGCCAACTACGGCGGCCGACCGTACAACGACGCGGATCGAGCGGCCCTCGTCACGACGGCAAAGCAGTCGTGGATGGACCAAGGATACGCGGGCATCAAGTACGTCAACACGTCTCCGATGGAGAATGCGACTGCGACGAACCCGACCAGCTACATAGTGTTTGACCCTGACAAGAGTGTGAAGCCACTCTACGGCGACGACCATCACCCCGAGACTGAAAAGTACATCAATTCCTTCACAACGGGCGGCCCTACAGACGGGCGCGGCCGCTGGCCTGCTCTCGCGGGGAGCGCGGGCGGCCATGAGTCTCAAATAGCTACCGCACAGTCGAATGCAGTCAAAGCCACCAACGAAAATTATCGACAACCAAGCGTCGCCTTGATGGCGCAAGAAATCAAGAAAGGAAAAGATGGCCTCACGCCGCTTGAGCACAACCTCAACCTATTCAACAATGCGAAGGAGTTTCCTAATTTCCGCCCGGATGAATTGAAAGGATCGCTGATGGAGCGGGCCGCCGCCGTTGAAAAGAACTTGGCGACCAATATCGAATTTCTCTACAATCACGCAAGCCCCGAACTTCAACATGAAGGTCAAATTTGGTATCAGAGCGCGCACAACATTGCGGGCCAACTGGCAACAACGAACAATCAAAATTTTGTCAGTGTGGCGGGTGTCTTGGCTCGGCTGTCGCCACAAAAGGATTGGGACCAGAATGTTGAAATGACAAAACGACTCGTAGGCATTTACTCCACGAAGCAGGATTATAAGTTCGACGCGGCCATGGCGCAGCAGTCCCCCTTGACGTGGGATGCCGGGAAGCCGGGCAAAGGTGGCAAACCACTTGAGGGCGACGCGCGTGTGGAAAAGGAAGCATTGTTCAAATCGTATCGGGACGATATTGCGGGTAAAACTCTCGGGCAGCTAAAGGACAGTCCGCTGCTACAAGGGGTGTGGATTAGAACCTACGACGAGTCGCGGGCGCTAGTACCCCACATAGAGAACGGTCAACTCGTACATTTCGACGGAAAGGATATGGTCCCCACAAAAGGCACCCCCGACCCGACGTACCGCGACCGGAGCTATCACACGTTTTTACCGGACGGCAGCGAGGGTCCGATTGCGCGGAATATGCCGAACGCCGAATTCCCCGAAGGTAAGACGACGCCTCTAGTGTGGCAAACGACGGATGGGATAGCGGACTCGGTTCGCCTGTTAGGGTCAAAAGGAGACCCCCGTGAAATCAGCGACTATCTCAGCGACGCTCACAAAGTACGGTCATTTTTCAATAACATCTTAGACCCTCATTCACCAAACCAAGACGTTACCGTTGACACGCACCAAGTTCGGGCGTCACTTATGCGGGGAGATGTTGCGGCAGCGGTTAACCAGAACTTCGGAAACAACAAAAAAGCGTTGGGTATGGGGGCCGCCGCCAATACAGTCAACTCGAAAGGCACCTATGGATTTTACGCGGACGCAACTCGAACGGCGGCGAAACATCTAGGAGTTTCGGACGCCCAAATGGTGCAGGCCGCGACCTGGAATGTGGCGCGTAACCTGTTCGGCGAAACATCGGACAACGCCAACGCCGCCATTGAAGGAATTTGGAAAGATTATCACGACAGCAAAATATCTCAGTCCGAGGCGCAGGAGAAGGTTTGGAAATTGGCGAATGAGGATGTGAAAGCTCAGAGCGATGCTCGTGCCGTGCAACTAGCTAAGATTGCTGAAACCCGTGTTCCGCTGCATGAAGCATTGACCGCTTCGCTCAAGAAAGAAAAGCAAGGGAAGTTGTTATGACCTACGAAAGCCCGCTCGTCACATATTGCAGGGAACGCGGCCTTAAGCTCAGCCGGGAGTCCTACATCGCTGGCTGCTATCCGCAAGGCGAGCCCGATCCATGGACGCCGGAGCACGAAGCGGAACTGCCCGAGCAATTTCGGTGGACCATCGCCGGTCACGACGCCACGTTTCGGCCTGACTCGCCAAAGTTAGCAGACGCCGAGCCTACTGATCGCGATCATTTACTCGCGTGGTCGAAGGCGGTCATGGTTCTCGATGCTTCCGAAGTCCTAGTCCGCGATCTAATCGAGCGTGAGCTTGTGGACATCGCGGGCGGCTCGATGTCTTTCGCCATGCTCGATGCTGCGGCTCGTCGGCTCATGCAAAAGATCAAGCCTATCCGCGAAGAAGCTATCAAAACCGCCTTCCGTCTAGTCCAGTCCCGGGTCGGCGACAAGCCGATACTCGACCGCTCCCTCGCCGCTTGGGCGCAAGAGTTTGCGCGAGAGGACGCGCGGAACATTGATACTGCGATCCGGGTCGGGCTTACGGAGGGCCACAAAAGTGACGAAATTGCTCGGAAAGTCGTGGGGTCCGCGGGCATGAACGGGATCGACGGCGTGACGGAATACACTCGGCACAGGATGGGGCATTTGGGTCGCGCGGCGATCCTAGCGATTGTGCGGGGGAAGCAGGGCTAAGACCCCGCTTGCGCTCGACCCCGAAATATGGTTAATGACCCGGCTGGACCCCTTTTAGAGGAATGATCCGCCATGGCAACCTATAACAAGTTCAACAAGTTCACGGACTACCTTGTCGGGAACGTCTCCGGGCAGGTCATCAAGTTCCTGACCGACACCTTCAACGTCATGCTGACCAACACGTTGCCGGTGGTGACGAACACGAAGTATTCCGACGTTTCGGGCACCGAGCTTGCGAACGGCAACGGTTACACGACGGGGGGCAGCGCGAGCGCCGTCTCGGCCGCGAACGCATCCGGCACCGAAACGATCACAGCCGCCGACGTGACCTTCACGGCGACTGGCGCGTTGGGCCCGTTTGAGTACGCCATTTTCTACGACACGACCCCGACCGACAAGCCTCTCATCTGTTGGTTCAGTTACGGCTCCGCTCAGACGCTCGCCAGCGGCGAGTCGTTCACTTGCGAACCCAACTCGGCGAACCCAAACGGAACGCTGTTCACTCTCGTTTAACCGGGAGGGCGCGTTATGCTTCTGCTAGTCGAAGCGAGCGGCACGGCCGCTCTCGCGGTTACTGTTGGGGCTGGCGGCACTATTTCCATGCAGTGCTCGGCGTCCTACGCGGACAACAACGCGGGTACGATCACGCCCGGCACGCAAAACACAGCCATCGCCAACACGACCAAGACGACCATCGTCGCGCAAAACGGTACGTCGGGCGTGCAGCGGAACATCAAGTCAGCCTCGATCTTCAATGGGGGGACCGCGCCGAACACGGTCACAGTGAACCATACCGATGGCACGACAGCGGTAAACGTCTATCAGGCCACGCTCCTCGTCGGCGAAAGCATCCACTACGACGAGGGCGACGGCTGGAACCACTACAGCGCAAACGGTGCCGAGTATTTGCAGCAACTCGGCGCTGGCGCATCCGGGCAAAACTCCTCCGTAGCGTCTATTGTTCCGACTTCGACTACCCTTTACACCATGGCGGGCACGGGGGTCCTTATCACACCGCAGCGGTCGGGCACCATTCTTGCAATGTTTTGCGGTTTCGGAACGCCGAACGCGACCACCATCGACGAAGGCGTCCTTGCGCAGTTCTCATGGGCGGCCGGGTCGGTGCTCCCGGCGGCGGCGGCGGCGGCGGCCGGGACGGTTGTCGGCAAGCCGATAGAATACTCGAATGCTATCGTATGGACGACGGCCGCCGATGCACGTAACCCGATTGCATTGCAATCCCTCATTACCGGGCTCACCATCGGAACGGAGTATTGGGTTGACCTTCAACTTGAAGGGCTCACGGGAGCCGCTGTTATGACCATTTACAATCCAGTGCTCACGCTAATCGAAATTTAACGGGCGGAGGGCGTTTCCGCCATGACACTTTCAGTACGATCATCGGTGGCCCAATCACCGTGGTCCGGGGCGTTTAACGGCACGCAGGCCGGGGCTCTCTCCCTCACCATCGCACCCGACGATATTGTTGTCGTCGTCGCGGGCTTCTTCACGAGCCTAGCTGCGTCGGCTGTCGGCGTCTCCGGGATCACCGGCGGCGGCGTTACCGGATCGTGGACGCTACGCAAGCGCACGGTGGTGACGTGTAACGACGGCCTTCCGATGGTTCAAGAAGTGTGGTGGG